CCGTCCCACAACAGCGGCGTAGCATCGATGACCAGCGCGCCATCGTCCGAGTCAGGAAGGACGATCGAGTCATCGGAGGCGAGGATCACAGGACCGTGTCCAACGTCTTGATGTAACAGTTACCATTGCCGTCGCAGTAGCCGTACGTAGTCTCGCCAACTGCCTTGACGCGCAGTCGTCCCGTCGTCGTATCGATCGTAATCGGCCCGATGTCCGCACCCGAAAGACCCGTCACCGACGAATCAACCACACCACCACCAAGACAAACGCGCCCCGTTTCGTTGGCGCTGACAGGCTCGAGAAGGATGGCGACGATGGGCGTAACGTCGGCGTCATAGCTAAGCGATGAAATAGCGCTGAAAACGGGCCCGCCATCAACCGCGGTGGCTGACGAATCAAAGGCGATCACGTCTCCGGCGATGCCACCCGAGGTAATCGGAAGATACTGCACCGGGCGAAGCGACCACCACTGATCTTGAGCCTGGCGCTGGAGTTCGGTAATCTGTGCGTCTTGGAACGAGTGTTGCGGGACTCCGAAGCGGTTCGCAGGCTGACCACCAAACGGGTCGTCAACATCGCCGCTAATGAAACCTGTATTCGGGTATTCTGGCGTGGGCATCTCTACCTCTTATGACGTCAGCGGGTCGAGCACGGCCACGCTAATCAGCGACGTGCTAGTCACATAGCGGTTGATGGTCGAAGCGCCTGCGTATTCGCTCGCGGCTTGCGGCGGAATACTGGATGCCGGCGCCGAAAGCGTAACCGACTGCGTCTCGGGATCGGCCTTCTCCATCGCCGCCGAAATCTTGTCGGTGAAGTACGAGTCCGGCGATTCGCGCCCAGTGGCGAAATAGTCGAGCACGTTCTGCACCGCTTGCGCCGCGATGCTGGTCGAGTCGTAGTTACGCACCGGCCGGCGCATATAGATATTACCAACCACCGACACGTTAACGACCGTATACGGAAGCACGAAGACGGGATTACCGAAGGCGCGCACAGCTTCGACGGCCGCCAACACGCTCGCCTTCAGCGCAGTCGACAACATGTAGTTGACGTCGCCGGTATAGATGCGGATCGTCCCGTCGCCGGGACTAATCACCGTCGCGTCGGAGATGCCAGGGACCGCCAGCACGGTTGACTTGATGCCGAGATACGTTCCCGGAGTACGAGCTGCGTCGAAAGACGACTTATTGAGGCGCGCGATAAAAGTATCGTCGTTGCCAACTTCGCCGTCGTCTCCGCCCGCGATCACATCGGGGCTACCGGGAACATAGAGCGACCATGTTGTATCCGGTAGCGTGTCGACGATCTTTGTAATGGACGCGAGCGCCACATTGCCATCGCTACCGGCGGTAACTGCCTGAACCGGGACCGATGCGGTAGTCGCCGACGATGGCACGTCTTCGGTGGAAAAGAACGTGATCGACTTCTGCGACCCGGAGGCAGGGACGGCGAAGCGGCTACCCGCTGGAATGACCGTGGCCGATGTGCCAGCGCGCGTGAGGTAGACGGTACCCGTAGCGGCGTTTGCAGGCTTGCGCGTCGTGTTGTAGAGGTCGGAGGCGATGATATCGAGGTCATCGCCACGGGACGTTTGCTTAGACCGCGCCGCAACGCGATTGGCAACGTGCGCTGTCAAACGCGCCATCATCGCCAGGTTTGTCGACAGGAAGATATCGAGGCGCGAACCGGGATTCAGGTCAACCGCTCCTGTACCGCTGGGGTCGATCTTCTGTCGCAGTGCCGCTTGACCGACGGCGAGCATTTCAGGAGTCGTGGGAAGCGTCGACGCCATTAGCCGTTACTCCCCGGGACATTCGCCATGATCTGCTCGCCGGTGACCGACTCGGTAATCTTGGAGCGCATTTGAATTTGACCACCCTGATCCACGACGAAGTCCACCGAGTCAACCGACTTCACGCGAGAGTCTTTCGCCCATTGCCGCTTGAGCCGGCTGCGAATCTGCCCAAGTTGTTGAGGCGTCGCGGGGCCGTTCACGTTTTGCGTAAGCGAGCCGCCGTCATCGGGACGGTGGAAGAGTTCGCCAGGTTCGATGACCGCGATCGACATCAGGTCATCAAGCAGGCACTGGCGCCCGCGAACCTCGACAAGATCGCCGCCTCCGGTAAGCCCGCCCGACAGCCAGTCAATCGAGACGCCGTAAGCTTCGGCTGCCGGGTCCTCATCGTTCGCAGGAGCAATCGGAGCCGGGTCAGCCTGCCCGTAGTAGACGAGATTGAACGACGGGGCGTCAACGTCGCCAGGGATCGAGACGGTGTAGGTGATGCCTTCGAGAAGCGGATTCGACAGCGCGAGTTCAACCGACTTGGCGCCGACAAGCCACGCGAGACTAACGCCAATAGGTGAGTAACCACCGTCGGCGCGCTCGACGGCGTAGTCAGTGGCCGTGGTCGAAGGCGTCGCGGAAGTGCTGATCGTAATACGGCGCGGCTGCGCAGAGCGCGCGGCGATAATCTGCATGTGCGCCCCTTAGCTGGCCTGTGGAATGCGAACGTAATTGCCAGGCACAAGGTCGGCTTGCGAGATACCAAGGTCGAGCGAACGACCACGCGAACCGAGTTGCATCTGCGCGATCGACTCCAGCGTGTCGCCATCCTGCACGCGATACAGCCGAGTCGCCTTGCGTAGCGCCAGCAGTGCCACGTGCGCGATCGTACGTAACTGGTCTAGGATGCCGAGAAAGTCATCTTGCGCGTCATACGACCACGCCCACCACGAACCAAGGTTGTCGCCGGTCACGGGATTCACGGCATCGTCAGCCGTCAACTCATCGGTATACGAACGCAACGACTCGACGCTGTCCGCTGCCGCCTTCGCAGCCGCCACGACGCCACGCGCTGCGCTTAGACCCTGGTGCGGACCCGAGATGAGGGCACTCGAAAACGCGAGCGTTGCCGTTGCCAGGACGTCTAGCGCTGCCCCGATTGTCGCGAATGAGTTAGCATATGCCGACGCAATCTCGGCTCGCAAGGCAACCGCTGCCAATGCAGCCTGATGCTGTGCCGCAGTCGCGCGCAACTGGTCCACGAGGTCCGACGGGTCATCGGTAGGCGAAAGTAGACCATCGTCACGGGCCGGCGCGGTACCCGTTGGGGGCTTGGCGACGAAAAAGGTCAGGTCGTAGGCGATGTCAAATTCTGATTGCTCGCCAAAACGGGCAATGCGCAATAGCCCCTGGCGCTCGTCGTCGCCCCATGTGACTTTGACCGGATTGGCACGCTGAGCAATGCGGGTCAGCAGATCGCGCTGTTTGCGAGCATGTCCCGGGTCGCGGGGAAAGAAGACGTCGTGAAAAGCACCGCGGATCTGCATGGGCAGGTAACGCGGCTGCATGATGGCGAGCGTGACCTGATCGGAGCCGGGGTTGTAGATGCCATCTTCGGCGATGTCGACTTCAACGCCTGCCTCAAACGCGGCAAGCTCGTGCCGACGACCGTAAGGCAACTCGTGCTCGGTCAGCGTGCAGGACAAGCCGCCGATCAACTCCTCGATCACGATCGGATGAATAACGGGCTTTGTCTGGACCGTGCCGACGGTGCCATTGAATCCCAGGAGATCGTCGTCGGCCATGGATTATGCGATCGTCCCCGTTCCCGTTCCAGGAAGCGTTGCAGGACCCGCCGCGGCATTTGGTGTGGACGTAGCCACCGTAACAACAGCGTTCGCCTTAATATAGTCGACAATGGCATTGCCGAGCGCTCGATAGAGAGCCTGCCGTTCTCCCAGTGTCAGTCCGGCAGCCGTATTGAGCGTAGACAGGAGAAGATCGCCCAGGTCGTTACCGTTCATCGACATAACTTCACCTACGGCTTGGCCATCACCGTTGTTGAGGCATTGCCTAATGCCCCATATGTAAGCCCGGTAAACGGATCAATACCTTTAGCGAGAACGATGCCGTTGATTAGTTCTGTCAACGATGTTCCACCAATCATAATCGTCGACGGGCAATCAAGAGTTACTGAACCGTCGCTATTGAACTTCAACGTGACGCTAACGCCAGTCGCGTTTGACTTGACCTCGATTTCGCCCTGCGTCGACTCTAGATGTACGGTCTTCTTGTGGCTGATCCCCGCATTGGAATCATCCAGCCACGACGGCACCTGATTCGCCGCACCGCAGTCGCCGTAAAGCGCGTACGGCTGCCCAGGACCATCCGAATCGCGACCGCGCACCACCAAAGCCGATTCACCATCGGATGGAAGGTTGAACAGCATATTGCCCGGCGTGAACAATCGCGACGTCTTGCGCCCGGTCGGAGTCTCGTCAGTTGAGCACTGCGTATGCACCCAGATGTCGCTTTTGTCGTCGGCGATCTCCCACACGGGACCGCCGTCGGGATCGGCGAAGTGCGACAGGATAGCCTCGCCCACGTCGACGATGCCAGCAATCGAGCGCAACATCGCGCCGGTGAACACCTGCTCTAGTTCTTTGAGCATTCTAATCGCGCCCGCGGCAGACTCGCTCTAGCGCGTCGCGCATATTCACCATGATTCGATCGGAGTCCGCATCAGATGAAATCGTCTGATGAATATTAACCGTGATACGACGAGACACCAAAGCAGCCATGGCCGACCGAAGGATATTGACCACGTGTTTCATTTGAGCACCAGTAAGTTGATAAAGTCGCAGTGAGTGGCGAACGTCTTAGGCGACCACGAGTGCTTAATGCTGCGCACGTAATAAGGAATATTTTCCTCTTCGCGCGCCGCGTTCCGTAGTAACACCCGCGCCTCATCGGTCCCGATTTGCAGCCGGTTGCGCAGGAAGTCGAGCTTGCGCGACTCGTCGTTGAACGAGCGCAGTTCTTGCTCGAGGCGCTGACTGATACGCACGCTAATGCGCGAACCGTTGCGCAGCTGGAAAAGTTCGGGCGTCCAATTGCGTGTCACGATCGAACCTTCCATCTCCTGGCGCGACCGTTCGCCATAGATGCGGTCGGCAATGGCTTGCACTTGGTCCACGCTGGATATGCCTTCGAGTCCGAAGGTGTAGATGTCACGATCGGGCGGCGCGGGGGCACTATCCTTCGCCGAAGAACCGACGGCGGTGCTGTTCGCGGCCTTCTTTGCGTGCTGTTTGTGGCGAGCCCCGGCGATGTGATTCGGCTCTAGTCCCGAATCAGGCGGGTAGACAGCCGAGATGCTACGCCGCGTCTTAGGGTCGAAGGCAACGACCTTAACGCCCTTGCGATTGCGGATGAATTTCTTTTCGCGCTCGACTTCGATCGTATTAGCGCCATCGAAGCCGAACACGAAGTTATACGCACTCGGTTGCGGCGCGCCGTTCTTGGCACCAAACAGGTCTGACGGTGGGCGAATGACGATGCTGCCCAGGTCCACGGTGATGAGCAACGAAGCCAGCGCCGCCACGTGCTCGATCGCGTCCCAGGCGCTAGCGTTGTTCTTGATCGGCAGATACGACGTCTGCTCGCGTTTACTGACCGCTTGGCTGAGCTTGATATTGCCGAGGTTGAACGGGTCGCTAATCTGCAACACGCTATCGGGGATCTCTGCCCATTGCAGGATGCGCTGAATCGCCGACAGCACGGTGTCGCTGTAGCGCGGCGTCGGGTCGAGCACGACGCCTTTCGCATCCTTTTTGGCGATGATGCGCTGTTCGCGAAGTAGAGCCGACATGTCGCGCGCCTTCAGGTTCACCACCGGACCCTTGGCGCTACGATGGTCGCGCGAGACGTCTACGTAGCCAATGAATTGCAGATTGCGCTTGTCCGACGTCTTGATCTGCCCGTCGATGCGGTCCACGACGCCCATGAACGCGGACAGGAACATGCTCGTGATGGCGCGATGGCCGAACGTGATAGCGCCTAGGTTTACTTCGGCCTCGCATGTATCGGCATGGTGATGCGGCGACCTCGTTACCGACACCATAGACGGAGCCATTCCGGTCGTTACCGTGTCGCCATCGTCGTAAACAACAACGACTTCGATCCATGCACGCGGGTAGATGACCGAGAAGTCGCCGAGGTCAGCCATTACCGGATGGTCGCGAGACGGTTATACGGACTCACTTGTGGATGACGGTAGATCGACTCTAGCGCCTCGCGCGTCTTGACGAGCACGCGGTCGGGATCGTTGGCGTTTTCGATCGTCTGAACGATGCTGTTGTTATTCGTGATATTGACGTTGGTATTACGCGCCGGCATGCTGCGATTGAGCGCCAGTTGCTCGGGCGTAGGCATCGCGGGGCCGAACGGGACGTTGCTCTCCGGGTGAAAGCGAGCGGCAGCCTCAAACGTCCTGCGAGCGGCGGCGGCCCCAGCTAAATCAACGTTCGTACGCGCGCCGATATAGGCAGCAAACCGTGCGTTGTCGATCTTACCGTCAGCAGTGAGAAGACGGTTCTCCTTCATGATTAGGAGAGCCGTGCGCGCATCGGTTGCTTCAAACGAAGACTGGCGCTGACCGTTAAACTCAAACGCCTTATAGGCGGACATCAACCGAGCCGTTTCGGTCTCTTTGTCGATGTCCCGCTTATGCGCCTTATCCACCTCATCGGCGCCATACTGCAGCGCCGCATGGAATACTAAAAGAGCCGTGGACACGTCACCGATGACGCCCGGCAAACGCGACATGGCACCTTCGACGCCCATCATGGTCGCGTTAAGTGTGCCGCCAGTCTGCGTGATGTCACCGAACATCGCCGAGATCGCGACGCCCATACCAGCGCCACCGACCATGTTTCCGAGCGTGTTGCCAACTCCCCTGCCGCCACCACCGAACGCGGACACGCCCTTGAAGGCGACGTAGGCTTCGGCGATCTTTAGCAGTGTGTCACGGTTGTTGACAATGACCTCGACGAGCGATTTGGCGTAGCCGAATGCCGTCTCGAGCCCGCTCGCCAGTTTCTCGCCCCATTCGGTAGCGATTTTGTCGACGTAGGCTTGGTTTTTTTCGAACCAGTCATTCCAGTCTGACAGGTGGCGCTTGACGGTATCAAAGATAGGCAATCCGCCGATTCGGATTAGGTTCTTGACGATATCGACCGTAGTCGACGAGACAGCGCTCCACGATTTGCCGAATTCCTTGATCGCCGGCTCGTAACCCTTGAGTGCGTTTTCGATGGTCTTCCACTTGTCGGCAGCCGTGAGTGCGTTGAACTCCTTTGCGGTCATGCCGATCTGCGTATGGAGGCGCTGGAAGAGGACGTTATGCGTCCCGGTCCTCCCCTCCATCATCATCGCGAATTCGCGGGCGGTCTGCTGTGACGGGAGCGTTTCCATTGCACCGAACGCCATCATTTTGGCGCTCAGGCGTTCAATGTCGTTGATGCTCTTGCCCGCATCCATGCCGCCGCCGATGGCCATGCGAAAAATATTGGTCAGGTCTTCAAGCTCGCCGGGCAGTTCACGGGCGTCAACGCGCATCTTCTCGAAGATGGCACTAGACAGCCCCATGGACTTATTAAAATCATCGGCGCTATTGGTCAGCCCGGCGGCACCGAACGCCTGGAACATGCCGGCCATGGATATTTTGAGGTCTTCGGTCTGCTTGCCGATCTCGAAGATTTGGCGCGCGAGACCCGAGACGCCAAGGGCAGCCGCAGCACCAGTAACGGCGGCGGCGACGCCCCTGAATCCCGACGAGACACGCTCGGCCCCGCGTTCGGCTTCGCTGGTATTGGCGGTCCAGTCGACCCGGATCCGGTAGACGGTGTCCGCCATTATCCCCTAGCCTTCCATTCTTTCTCGACGAGATCCCAAATCAACTCGTGATAGCGCCACAGTTCATCGATCGACCACGATTCGATCTCGGACTTCTGTTGCCCGCCGTGACGCATCAGGAAGGCGATGGCTACTTCGACACCGTCCGCCTCTTGCCCATCACGAGAAGTTCCAAAGGGCTTGCAGGGGTCACCACCTGACGCGCAAACAAGCAAGCCGCGTCATAATCCGCGGGCGTAGTAATCAACTCATTCAGCGACGTCGGACCCGCAGTCACCAGCGACTGGTAATCACACTGCGTCCACGCTCCCAGCGGCACCTGCTCAAGCGTCGCGTCGAAGTCAAACTCTGCCGGCGAGTCATCCGCAGGCGTCGTCATGACGATTTGCACTGGCGATAGGGTGATTGCGCGCAGGGAAGTGAGCAATAGCTCGTGCGCTAGATCGTCTTGGTAAGTGATGCCGGTTTTGGCTGCTTTGTTACCGGCGCGCTGCTTGGCCGCGCGGTACTCTTTGACGCCTAACTTGGCATCGATGCGGATGGCGCGCCCGGAAGGCAAGAGGGTTTCGGCGAATTCGGCCACGGTGGGTCCTTAATGCGAGCGTGGTGCCGAGAATGGCACCAGGACTGCTCGCGAAGGTGAGGCGAAGGCTACAGGTCTTGCATCGTGAGTGTTTCAGCCTGAATCTTGAGCGACTGATTCAGCGGCTCATCTTTGCCGCCGATCTTGATATTCATGCTGGTAGTACATGTACTCGCGATAAGCGCGCTCTGCGACCCATCACGATTGCTGAACACCATGCCGACCGAGATATCGTCGAATGGCTGATTAGCAGCGCGCGCCGCCTTCTGCGCCATTAACGCCAACACGATCTTAGCACTGGGGTATAGACCAGAAAAATCGATCTCCCAATGATTAGGCGTCTCATCTAGGCGGTCATTAGGACGCCCGAGTAGCTTATCTGCGTGCTGCGTCACCACCTCGCGAATATCAACGGACATCGCGTTATCAGTATCGGGCAAGGGCGTCTTGCCGACGAAAATCGAGATTTGACAATCTTTTCCGTGTAGTGCGAGATCAGGAATGCCAGCGGCCATTGCTAATTCCTTGTAGGAGGGTGAATCGGCGCGATGGGCGCCTTATAGACGAACGAGGAGAAGCGAGGACTACTGGAATGTCACGCCCGTAACGCCGGGACCGACGTTAACCATGGCAATAATGTCTTCCATCGCAGTCGGGCTCTTGGCGGTCACTTTGAAAATAAACTGCCCGGCCGTCTGCGTCGTGTTGTTGTTACCCGACACGATATCGGTCGGGTCCACGGCGATCAGGCGCCCCGCGGCAACCTGTAGATTATTGAAGTTGTCGAGTCCGATCTTGATCTGCTGCCAAAGGCTCGGCAGGTTCGGCCCGTTGACATAAGGATCCAGCGCGTTCGACCACGACTTAGCCAAGAAGTCTTTGATTCGCCGCGTGAGACCGAACCGCCGGCTAATCTCGCTCGACGTGGTGCGGTCATTCAGGAAGGCATAGCGACCGCTCGGGCGACGAATCACCAGCGTGACGCCGGCCTGCGTGCAAGCCTTCTGCGCGCCATCGTCAGCGCTCGAAAACACCGGCGACAAGATCGAGTTGATGCCGGTATAGAAATCTGTAACCGAGTCCGCCCACCATGCGGGCGATTCCTGCGGCTCAAGATTCACATACGCGCTCGCCATGAACGTAGCGGCCGGCGAAGTAACCGCATTACCCTGGTCGTCGAGAACGGTGACCCAATTACCCACGTAGCGCACGCGGTCGCCAGCATAGTTCGCCTTATCGGTCAACGTGGCGCTCAGTGACTGACTAGCCGGCCCCTGCAGCATGCAGATACGGTCAGTCTTGGCCGCCGCGTGATCAAACAGGTCGCTGTTAACTGCCGAACGAATCGAGTCACCGACATCATCGGTAACCACAACGAGAATGTCATCGCGCAACGCCAACTGATCAAGCGCAGCCTGATAATCGCTCGCAGCAACCGCGCTGCCATCCGAACCACCGGCAAAGGCGTAAGTGGCGTTCGCCGGTCGCGTGCTGGGCGTGTTGACGAGTTCGAACTTCGCGAGCAGGCGCGAAGTAGTCGTGTTGGGCAGGATGCTCGTAGCCTGCGTCTGCAGGTTCGGGAAGCGCTCCGACGTGCTGCCCGTGCTCGAGTCGGCGAGCGTCACCACAAGGTCAAAATGGTTGGCCACACCATCGCTAGCGGCTTCCACCTGGGCGGTCAGCGCGGTATTGGACAGCGTACCCGGCCAGATCGCAGTCAAGCGCGCCACGGCGACGTTGCTGGAATCGAGCAGGTATGCAACCGCTTGCGTGTAGCCGGTGGTATTCGACGCCGGCACCGAACCCGAACCAGCGAGGCCGGTATCAGTGAAGGTGGCAGTCATCACCGGCGAGGCGTTGATCTTGCCAGTCGACGACGGCGTGCCAGCCGAAGTGGTTCGGTAGACGTTGTAGGAGACAGCGCCCGTCACCGAAGACCAAGTGATCGTGTTCTTGTTGGTACTATCCAGCGTCGCGTTACCCGTCGACGTCTTGAACGCTTCCGACCCGATGGTTTCGCCAGCCGCGTTGACGGCGGTAACAACGTACGTGTACGCCGTAGCCCCGGGGGTGCCAACGTTCGTGACGGCGGTAATCATCGGCGGTTCGATGCCAGCGCTACCCCCGAGCACGCGCACCATGACCGCGTTGAACTTCTTGCGTCGCACGATGCCATAGTAACCCGTAGACGTATGCGGCGATCCCGGCGGGAAGTAGGTCGCGATCAGGTCGCCCTGGCTCGAAGGCAAATAAGCCGTCTTGACCGGACCCCAATTCGACTGAAACGAATAGCCGATATAGCCATTAGGCACGCCTTCGACGACGAGCGGAGACGCGACCTCAATCGCAAAAACGCCAGGCTGCTGAATGTCGCTGATCGCGTCAACGAACAAAGGCATACGCCACTCCTATTAGCCGCCGACCTACGTCGACGCGATGGTGATGGTTTCGGGAGTTTCGCCGTTGAGTCCGAGTTCCGCGATTGCGGTCTGCAGCAACGGCACCGAGTCTTGATTGACAAGAAATAGATTGGCCTTGACGGTGAATGTCTGCCGCCACTCGCCCGCTTGAGCCATATTTGAATTTTCGGGAAGCACGCCAGTAATCGGCTCGCTGATATATTCGCAATAGACGCCGTAATAGTTCGGCATCGCGAGCACGAGACCACCGGCGGCGCTAAAGTCAGTCAGTCCGCTGATGCCTAGGCTCACGGTCGGCGGCACGTTCACGGCCGCTTCCACGCGTTGCGCGAGGACATCTCGAGACGCCGGGAACGCCTCCCAACAATCGAGTTGCAAGTCCATTTCAGCGCGCCCGTAGCTGTACAGTGCTGTACCAGCGGATCCCGATGTAATCGTGGACTTCCACAAACGCGGTTGGTGATACAACGGCCGAATACGCGGGCCAGCAATCACCGTCACGGCGGGAACGGTCAGTTTCTTGCCGGGAGTCGGCCACGATTCCGAGATAGCGACGCCGGTGAGCCTAGACGTAAGCCAGGTCGCCAACGCGTTGCGCGCGGCTGCTCGTGGATCTGCGACCGACATGCATCACCACCCGGCGAGTCGTAGCGCCATGAACGAGTGCAGCGTCTTAGCCATGTCGGGCAGTGAGTCGCGCACAAAGAATGTAGGCTCAGTACCCCGCTCGCCGATCTTGCGCTGGATACCGAGCGCAATCCTGTAGGCGACTCGATCTGCGTCAGCCGACGAACCAGCGCCGACCGACGAGTACGAACCGATGTGCCGGTGAACCCAGTCGATGAGCGGAGCAATTGGTGGATAGTGCGGACGCGTGCCCAACTCGACACACGCCGCATAAGGCGCATCGACAATCGTTTGGATAACCTGCCCGATGCCGTTGCCTTCGGAATGCGACGAGGCCGCCAGTTTGCCGATGTCTTGCGGGGCGCGCGCGCTGATAATCTTGGCACCGACATTGGAAGCATCCACGATCGCCGAGTAGACCGACGCAACGCGGCGCTTCTCGTCTCGGGCGATGACTTCGGCCGCCTTGCCAAGCGGGACGTCGACGACGCTCATCCGCTGACCACGCGGCGAGCACGCGCGACGACACGATAGTTAAACGGCCGGTCGAAGAAGAACTTGACCGCCGTGCATTCGATCGTTCCCTCGTCGCCAACCATGACGATAACCACATCGTCAGCGCTAGCGCCGGGGACCTGCTGCAACACGCTCGGGGCCCACCCGCCCGTAGTCGGCGACGTGTAAGCCGGCGTGATCTTCTCGATCATGAAGTCGCCGTCCTGATACGTACCGCCCGACGAAGCGACCTCTTTGGGGGACAAGACGCGGACCCGAGGAGCCGGTGAAATCAGCGTATCGGTATCGGTAGCGGTGCCAAGGCCAGGAGAGCCACCGGACCATGCACGCGAGCGCAGGGTAACGGAGTAGCGACGGATACCGAAGTCGCTCGGCAACTGGCGCAGGGCGTCGACGACGGGGAGCAGACCGTCGCGAATGGTGCCCATTTAAAACAGCAAATATCCAGAGACGTGCATATGATGTCCAGCAACTCTATTACCATCAGAAGGAACTGATAGAGTTAAGACACCATGCGCCAACGACGCAGCGGAGACACTAAACGAATTAGAGCCATCTGTGCAACTCAGGCTAGCCACGTCGACTGGCTCATAATCAAACCGAGAACTAAGCACCATTCCAGATGTATACAAATCAGGAGCGTATCCAACAGGACCGCGAACGAGGTCGATGGTCATTGATTCACTGGTTGCATCATCAATGAACATAAATTGAAACGAAATGGCTGCGTTGATGGCCATTGTTTACCTCTCTTCATGTCCACAAAGAGTAATAGTCGGAACGCCGCTGGTAAATGCGGTCTGCTGATTGCGAACAAACACCCATGATGTCGTAATATTCACGACGGTCTTGGTAGACCCAGACGATCCCTCGCCCTGCCAATTGGTGCCATCGATGGAGCCGAAAATCTGATTAGTCGAACTGAATGTGCCGTCAATCTGCACGCTCTTATCTCGAAGCGACGCGCATTCGACCGCTGCCCCGATGCCAGTCGTGTTTGCCGCGGGCGCGGTAGAGCCGTCACCGGCTAACCCACTATCAACGAATGTCTGCACGCCAGCGGCAACGGTGCCAATCAAGCCAGTCGTATTCGGAGTCCCGCCGGCAGCGGTGCGATAAATCTTGATCGACACCGCGTTAGCCGGATCGGTCCAGGCAAGGGTATTGAAATGCGTACCGTCGAGCGTAGCGGCGCCGGCTGCCGTAGACACGCCAGCGCTAGCCGCTGTGGTCCCGCCGCTGGCATCCACTCCGACGATTTTGTATGTCCAAGTCGTGGCCGATCCGCCGGTGGGGGTAACGCTGGTAAGCGTCGGATTGGTCACGAACTGTTGCACGGGCACTTTGAAGATACGAGCCATTATCCGAGCCTCGGCAAGTTACCGCCGGTACCACCATAGGGCCCAGCGTATCCAGCGAAGTGCGTCGGCAACGCACTGGAATACACATCCTGCTTGACCGGCACGCCGAGATAGCCAGCGAGACGCCCGACGTTACGGCGGCCCTCGCTGCGCAGGATCGCGATCTCCTGTGATTCCATCAGTTCGATCTCGCCGACGAGCGCTTTAGCCTTGATGCGCGAATACGCATCCAAGATCGCCGCGTCGATGTTCGCCAGAGCCGCCAGCATAGCGATAACCGTCGTCTGGACGGTGGCGTCCAAATCAACCGCGTTCAACGCCAACTCCAGTTGACTATCGGTTTGGCGAAAGCGAAAGGTCCATCCGACATACTGCCGAACGGAGTCCTTTTGCGCGTCGGTGAGTGCCACTAGTTACCGCTTTTCCTTGGACGGCTTGACGTCATCTTTACCGCCGCCGAGCGCATCGATCACGGCCTGGTGCGCCTGACGGACGAGGATTTCCGCTTGGCCACGGGGCACACCCTGCGCCACGTAACTCTCGACCGTGGGCATATTAGACACCATCTGATTATGCCTATTGGAAGCCGGAGGCGCTTGCAGCCAAATCGCTTTCTCAGACGGATCGGCCGGAATCAGCTTGCAGTTCTCCCCGGTGTCGCCGCAAAGCTCCTCAACCACCGACGGACGACGAGAGCCGTTGTCCGCCCGGCGAGGGTGAGAATAGCCGTCAGGGATTTCGATGGTGCCCTTAGGCTGAACGCGAATCCCGCGGCCAATCGCGAGATACACAGGGCCGTCGCTTTGATTCAAGAACAGCATTCACTCTCCGATGTGAAAGAAACGGACCCGGCAAAGGACGATTCCCGCCGGGTCCGGTAGAATTACGAGGCGCGGAGATAGCCGGCGACGGTGCAGACGGGGGCCGACGCCGAGGTGTAATCCGACGGCGTCTGGACACGCACCCAAGCAGCCGCAGCCATCGGGCTCGTGCCAGTGGTGGTCATGTTCACAAGCCCACCGACGTCGATCGTAGTCGCGGCTCCGATCGAGTACCACACTTGCTTATCCAGGCTACCCTGGAACTGCACAGTGGCGTCGAACGTCCCGCCGGCCTGAAGGACGACCGTAGCCGGATCCATATCGCCAATGTAGACCGCCGCACCCGGGGACGAAGTCCCCGTCGCAAACGGCATATTGCGAACGATAATTTCTCTAGAAGCCATCTATGTTTCTCCTTACGCCGAGACCAGATCGCCGAGCATCGCGCAAGCGTTCGGACGACGGACCTGGAGCTGCGGGTAGATGATCAACTCAAAGGTGTAGTTATCGCCGACGATCGCCAGCGGCAAGAGGCGCGCCTGCAGCGAGGTAGTACCCGCGCCCATCTGTGTCTCAGGAGTGCCCGACAACTTGACCATGGCGGCCTTACCAACCGCGCCCGGCTGACCGGCAGCCGCCAGGTAATCAGGAAGCTGCTGAACACGCACATGATTCGTGTTCAAGAACAGCATTTGACCCGCACTGGCGTCCTTGTCCTGAACGACGGGGATGCCATCAAACTCGAGCGCCTTGAAACCACCGTCCAACTTGTAGTTACCGCCAGCGGTGCTCATCTCGGCGAGGTAGCGGCGCTGATCGCCGAACAGCATGCCGTAGCGAGCGAACTGGATCGGGTCGCACACAATCAGATCCGGAGTCTCGCCCGAGGCGACGTAGACCGAGCGGATCACGTCGCGCATCAACTGGAAGCTGACCGGACGCGCGCTGCCGCCATTGGTAAGCTCGTTACCCTGGAAGAGGGTGACCGAACTCTTGTCGATGCCGGCGTAGGTGCCCGACGCCTTGAGAGCGCCGTTAGTGGCATCCACGAGGCCGGCAATGTGGTTACTCGCGCCGGTGCCAAGGTACCATTCTTGGTTCAGGTTCTTGGCGAGGCGCGTAACACTGTCCATCATCTTCTCGCCGAACAGGTCAGCGAGGGCGGCCGGGTTGCCGGTAGCGCGGGCCGCGTTCAGCGCGAGACCCGAGACACCGAACGCATCGTAATAGTTGCAAAACGACAGCGTAGCTTTGTTCAGCGCGTCATCGCTGAAGGTCGTCACGGTGCCACCTTCGGAGATCATCGACGAGCCATGGGCGACCGAGCCATCGGTACCCTTGATGTCCCAGTTGATGTTCTGCGAATTGCCCTGCACGACGGGGAGGAGTTTGGTAAGAACGACGGCGCGGTTCCACTGGGCGACGAGCTGATCTTCGAACAGCGTCGCAAGCGCTGAGGTAATATCCGACAAGGCAATAGACGACATGAGGCTTTCTCCTGGTTTCTCTTGGTTGCATTGCGCCTATACGCCGCGCCGGGCGTGCAGCCTCATAGGAGACCGTTCGACTACGCAGTAAATGCGTGCCGTGAGTATTCGAAACTAGAAACTAGAAACCTATTGATTCAGCGAACGACTATCGCCCGCCAAGAACGAAACTGGTCAGCGCCTTCTGCGCTTCACGCTTTGCTTCTTCTTTGGACAGCGGCGCGCCAGTACGCGGAGCACTACCACGCACAACGGTGCCCGAACCTTCGCCGCCACCACGCGGCGGCATGAAAAGTTTGCCACTGTCCGAATTCAACCACTCGGGGATCGCTTCCTTGAGCGGCACAAGCTCGGGCTCGGTCTTGCCAAGATAGGTACGGGGCAACTCGATACAGACCTCGCCCTGCTCATTGCGCTTAATGCGCCCCTCCGCGCTCAAAAGCGCCCATGCGGCGCGAGCATGCGGACCAGACGAGCCAGCCTCGGACAACGCGGCTTGGACGCGAGTATTCGCATCATCGACGAGCCGCGCTTGACGCTCGCGCTCGATTTCCTCGCGCTCCCGCTGACGCTCTTTCTTGATGCGCGCAACTTCGTCTTTGAGCTTAAGGACTTCCTTCGACGGCTGCTCACTCTGCGTAATCGCCGGCTGCGTGGCTGGAGTAGAAGCAACGCCTTCGCCATCGTCGCCACCGTCAACCGGAGCCGCGGGAGCCTGCATGAAGCGCGCAGACAGCGTCTTCTGGAACTCCTCGAACTGCTTGGCAAGCTGCTGTTGGAGCCGACGATCGCGGGCCGTCATGGCGCCGTTGAAGTCTTCTGCGGTCATAAACTTTGGTGTAGCGGGTTCCGCGGTCGTCTCAGTAGCGGGCGGGGCGTTATTCGGAGGATTCTGCTCGTTTGCCATACTGGTTCCCTTCCCTATTCGGGAATGTGCGCCCGATTCGGTCCGCGGGCGTTTCGGATTATGCGGCTAGGTCGTCAAACTCGGCGGCGCTCATCCACTCGCGTCGCCATGGAATCCAAGAGCAGTCACACCGCGGATGAGCCGGCGGGAAGCCAGTCGTGCCACCGTCGCCCATGTCGAAGTTCTCACCCATCGGGCGAATCTGACCGTCGGCGGGTGTGCAAATCTTCTGGCAACCGTGACCTTCGGTGTCCCAGCGCTTCATATAACCGAGCCCAACGACGTCGGCATGTAGCGCCCGGTTGTAAGCGATGCCGGACTCGGTGACGATGTACAACTCGGTGCGCGATTCAATCGGAGCTAACAACGCGCTAGCTATATCTTCGTTGCTGTCCTTGCTATCCAGTGACTCGGCGAACTCGTCGAGCGCCAAGCCAAGAACAACTGCGCCGGCCACCTTGAGCAGTCGCGAGTACGTGCCGGTCCTTGTAGTGCCTACGAAGTTAGCTTGCAACGCGGCCAGGTGCTCGGGCGACGCCTCATAACCGCGTTCGGTATGCCCCAGTGGAGCCGCATCAAATTCTCGTTCGACGATGCGAGACAGCCGCGTCAGGTGATTGCCGGCGAGTTGCGACGTCTCCCTGGATGCACTAGCAACTGATTCACGGGCAATGAGGCCCAGCGCCGCCGCGGTCATGATCGCCCACGTGCGAGCCGCGTGTGAATTGGCGTTGTTCAGCTTGCCGTCAATCGCCCAGCGCTCCAGCATCGTAACCAAGCCGTCCCGATGGGGTCGAATCTTCGCAACCGCTTGCCGCACATGGCGCCGCTTGACTCGTTTGACCTCGGCGTGACGACGAAGCAGGAAGGCAGCTAGCGCGGCGTTCTTCTTCATGGCCGGCCGTGCTTAGCTTTGGACCTTCTGGCTAGAATGCATCTCCATCGCAGCCGCAAATCCGTCCTTGTCCACGGTCGCGATGTACGCACGCACCGGCTTATTCAGTTGCTTGTAGGCCAGCGCACGATGATGCCCGTCAGCCACGCGATACTTGCCGCCATCGGGACCCTTGACCAGGATCGCCGGCTTCTTGAACCCGTCGCTGATCTTCTTGGCGAACTTATTGACTTTCGCCTCATGTTTCGACGCTGCCCACGCGTCTTGACCCGAGAAGTCGATTTCTTCAAGCGGCACATCGGTCGGGCCTTCCCAATCGACCTCATGCACCCACTCGATCGCTTTGGGCTCGAAGTCATCGGCGAGTTGCTGGTACACGGCGTCAACGGCTTCTGTGCCTTCGGCGCCGTCGTCCATGTCCCCAGCGTCGCCGGACTTGCCCCCCATTAGGCTTGCGCCTTCGCGGTTCATGGCCGCGTCGGCTTCGGCGTCGATCTTCGCGTGCTCGACTCCCACATCCTTCACGCCGAACATATTCGCGAGGTGTTGCGTCGCGGTCTGCCTGGAGATGATACCCGCTTGATGCGCCGCCGCGGTTGCCTGCACGATGCCGCGTTGTTCGTCGGGACTCTTGGCCGCTGCGGTTGACGCTAGCGTGTTTTGGATTTCCTCGTAAACCTTGTCGCGCTGCTCGTCGGTCAAGCCTGGCGTCAGCTTGATCGCCAGGTTGTGCCGATGGATCGTCTGCCAAGTCGGCGACGGAATGTTCACATTTTCGAGTTGCACGGCCTCAGTGATAACGTCCATCGGGCTCTGCTCGTCGTAGCTTTCGAGCCCAGAGACCGACCACACCTTATCGCGTTCGTTGCGACCCGCCGCGATCGTCTGGTAAATCGCAACGGTAATCTCGCGAAACAGGCGACCAAGCTCGCGCGACACAATCGCGCCCGCCGCCCGGTCCATCTTCTTCGATTCGCCCGACCGCTTGAGCGCAGCTCCCGAGTTGTCGACCGATTGCGCCATCTGGTGCAGGACACGGTGCATCTCATCGCGCAATTCAGCGAGATAAGCACGCGCCTCGGCAAACGGTGCAGAGTCAGGCCCGATGTATCGAATCTGGTCGCGTTCGGCGCCCACCCACACACGCCCAGGGCCAAGCGTCTGGTTGATCGCGCGGTTCTGGTCTTCCGCGATCGGGCTAAACCCGTTCTTGGGGTCAGCGTCTTGCAGTGTGACGGCGATAACCTGAAACAGCGACCGATATTGTCCCCACGACAGCGCCGACAGCTTATTGAACAGTTCGACGGCGATGTTTTCCATCTTGCCGCCAGCCCAGAGGCCATCGGGGATCGTGAAATCAAGCAACGGCACCCGGCCAAAGTTGTGCGGGCCCGACTCCACTCGCGTCGGCTTGTCAGTGTCCTTGGGGACGCTCTTTTCCTCGTCGTACTCCCAGACGTAGCGCGTCCAAGTGCTACGGTCGTACACTGTGAATGTTTCAACGCACGTGGTGCGTTTGGCGTCAACAGTCGGCCGCGGGTAGTCCTTGTCGTGAATCAGCGCCCACGCCAACTCGCCGTCTTCGGCGCGTTCCCAGTCATAGACGCACTCAGGATCGACCGAGCAGCAATAGGCGCGTTTGTATTGCCCGCCAGCCTCTAGTTGCTCCTCGTCATAACGGCTGGCAGGTGCAATCGGATTGCCGTCGGCGTCGGTCGGCTTCTTCGGAAACTCGACCAGGAGCCATGCACGCTTAAACAACAGCGCGTCGAGCGCCACTCGGCGCAACGCCTCGTTAAACGTAACCGGGCGCGACCCAGGCTGCGCTGTGTTGCGATAAAAGTCCTCGTAGAACGGCGCAACCGAGCCCGGTTTTAGATCTTCACCGTCGCCACCGGCCGTAACCTTGACCGGGTCCGAGAAAAGCACGCTAATGATGTAGTCAACCAACTGCGACAGGTAGTTGACATAGCAGGAGCGCTTGATCCGCTCCGCGTAGACGTCAGGCTCCTCGCCGAGATGCTGCGGGAAGATCTCGGTACGCACCTTCGACGACGTGGCCAACGCATCTTTCAGCGTCTTGGCGCCCTCGTAAAGAATGCGAATCTTGCACCAGTAGTCGCCGTCGTACGCGCGGTGGCGAGTAGTCGAGAGCGTCTTGTAATCGATCAATGCGCGCTCCCTGGTGCTACTTGCTTTTCTTCGAACGCCCGGCCTTTTTGAGCGAAATCGCGACTGCTTGAGCCTGCGAATAGCCGTCTTTAATCAGCTGCTTCACATTATGAGAAACGGCCGATTTGCTCTTGCCGTTTTTGAGTGGCATCGCCTAACCCCTAGAACGAACCCGGCACACGTCTGACGCCGCGTTCAATCGCGTTCACCCGACGATCAACGGCGTCAAAGGCATGTGCTAGTGCGTCAACCTGGTCGTCTTGAGCGTCGCCTTTGCCGGTAAACCGCTTGACCTCGGTTAGGAAGTCGCGAACCCACGGGTGCTCATCTTCGTTGCGGGGAACCAGCACGCGACCGTCGCCCCAAGCAGCCGAAACCGGGAGCGCTCGGGTGAACTTGTCACCGCGCCCGTTCACCTCGCACACGCGCAGTTGCTCGGTTCCTTTGTCTCGAGATGCCGCGCCGACTTCGCGTAGCATTTGCGGGACAGCCTTGAACCCGCCAACTGCCTCAATCCACACCGGACAACGCCAACGTGCCTGTGCTTGCCTCAGCTTCTCGACGAGGGCCGGAATCTCGACCTGGCCGCGCCAAACGTCTAACACGTAGACCTTTTGATCGGCGCCGTCTCCCGTCGCGCCCACGACCACAATCGCGCTATGGTCCGCGCTGTCCTTTGCCGTTGCTGCCGGGTCACACGCAATCGCGAACCGCCATCCTTTGACGTTGTTCGCGTCCATCGGGATAACGTCGTAACGCGCCGGCTCGCCAAATAGCGCGCCACCGCGGGGCTGAGGATTACCCTCGTATAGCGCCGCCCAGTCATACGGGTGGATTAGACCCGAGTCGCGTTGCTCGCGAAGGAACTTGAGCGGCTTTTGCGCTTCCCATAGCGCTCGCTCTTGGCCGTCGACGACTTCGATCGCCTTGAGGTTGACCACCTTCCAGTCAACTTTGCGATTATCGAGTAGGCGTCCAATTAGATCGCCCTGCGCCCAGCGGGCCATATTAACGATGGCCGACGCATCCTTCGTAAGACGCGCCATGGCGACGCCGGAAAACCATTCGTATGCGCGCTGCTGATAGGTGGAACTTTCCGCGCTCACGCGGTCCTTATGCGGATCGTCGACAACCAAGAAATCAACGCGCTTGCTCGTCAGCGGGCCGCCGATTGACGTCGCGATGAACCCGCCGCCGTCGGATGTCTTCCACTCGCCTACCGAGTTGGAGCCGCGCTTGATGTCCAACCCTGCACGGGCGGCAATCTCCCTGGCCTCGCGCGACTTCGACCAAGCGATGCCGGCTTCATACGAAACATAGGCGACGTTGTGCCACGGGAACGCCCTAAGATAGGCGACGATCCAGTGCAGCATGCTCGTCGTCTTGCCATGCTGTGGAGGCGTTGACGACAGAGCGCGAATTCGTTGGCCACATCCCGCCCGCCAAAAGAGTTCGGCAAGCGGGACTAAATGAAGCATTGGCGCCCCATACCAGGGCGTTACGATCGGGATAAACTCAATCAGCGAACGAACACCACGAACCTTCCACAACGACTGGGCAAGCTCGCGGCGCACTTCCTGATCGTCCAAGTCATCACCGGATTAGTCCCAACCGGGGTGTTCGATCAGTGTGCGCAACTGCGCGGCTTGCGACTGCGACACATAATGTAGTCTGCCCTCGCCGCACCCATACTCGAACCCGGGTCGCTTGCTACGCGCCGTCCATGCGTCAGTCGGCTCTTTGGACCAATGTCCACACGGGCAACGCACCTGCAACCAGTCACGCGACGGGCGATAGAATTCAAGCGCTTTCGTTTTCATCGCTCCCCGGCAAGCTCAGGAGTTCAGGGTAACGCGCGCGAAGCTCTTCGAGTCGGCGACGGTCATCAACGGCATCAACTTGGATAGCGCCGCCGTCGGGGCCGGTGATAGCCTGCGCCGGCTTTCCATATCCACGATCCATTAGATGCGCTGCGGCCTTTATCCTAATATCGTGGTCGGGAGCGCCTTTATCATCAGTGGCCTCTAGTGCCTCAACCCATGCCCTGACAGCCTGCTCAGTGACCTTGCGGCATGCCTTGCGAAGCCGCTCACCCTCTTCGGTGCGCCCGCCTAGTTTATTGCCCTTTTCGAACGGCATGTATGCATACCCTTGAAACCTAACTACCTAGTAGACGCGCGCGTGAACAACGACAGCACCACAACCACCGGCCACTCCCACCACGCGAAGTGCCAGCGCATCAAGCGGTACAGCGTCACAGCAATCTAGCCGCACACGCCCCGCACATCGTCGAGCCCATTACTGCGAGTTGCCCGCAGTCGCACACCAGGCCACCGAGCATGCGCCACATCGCGCGGATCTCTTCGTCGAGGTAGGCGATCTCGGCCAGTTGGTGCTTGGTTAGGCGCTTAGTTCCCGCACTGCTCATAAGCGGTCCGCAACTTCGCCCAACATGTAGCCGTGCCGCAAATCGTCAGGCAGTTGTTGTGGTAGCAGACCTCGTCATCCGCGCAGACGGTGCCGCCATTGCCACATGGCGTTCCACCGGCGTCAGCAGTCGGCTCGCGAACCGCGTCAACGTGCGAACCAGGGGCGGCGATGGAGCAGGACGCGAGCAGGATGGCGACTGCGAGGAGGATTTTCATTTCTTTCGAGCCTCGTTAGCGAGCTGCTCGGGGGTTAACTTCGGGTTCCGAAATCCTTGAAGCACGTAACGCTGACCACGAAGGCTCTCGGCCAACTCAAACAACTCAGACGCCGCGTCGTCGCGTTCGGCTTCGTCTTTGATCTCGCGCATGAACTCAGCCCAGGTGGTCATTTGCGTCTCTTCGTCTTCTTTTGCACCCGCTCGCGATCGCCTTTGACTGGCGTCTCGGGTTTGCGGGGCTTTTTGGGCTTCGCGAACGTCGAACGGTGGCTGACTTTGAAGCGCAGTTTCCTCAACCGTCAACATCCGCCATGGCATCAAACCAACCATCAACGTCGCGGCGCTCAGCCTTGCCCGTCACCCATTTGTACGACTTATCGCGCGCCGCCTGAAGACACCGTTCGAACTCGATCTCGTCTTCCTCGTACGTGGTCAATTCGTACCTCACGACTTAACGGTTCGCTTGAGGATTTCGCGCTTCTCTTCGGCGGCTTGTGCTCGAGCAGCCTCGGCAATCTGCTTTAGTCGGCGGGAGCGGAGTTTGGCTTGACGGGGGCCGAAGTAGTCTTCGACGGTTCCGATACCAAGCTCGCGATAGAACCACGGCTCAACCGCGATCAACTCCATCCACCGGAACGATGCGCCAACGGGGGCGCCGGGACGTTCAGGTTCGGGCTCATTCGACTTCGGGGCCGGGACGCCGCGCTGGATAGCCTGCGCATGCAGCCAATTCTCTACCGGCGTCCACATAGTGGCGAATTGTGAGCAGGACTTAAACTCGGTCCACATCTCGTTAATCTTTTCGCGTTGAGCCCCTGTCATTTCTCTATGAGCCACCGGCATAGTAGGGATTTTCAGCCCATTATCGCCCTTTGCCGGATCATGCGTAGCCTGCCGTCGGTCTCTTTGTTCCAATATGTCGCCACTTTATCGACATACTGCCGACTACACTGCAGCAATTCGACAATCTCGCGGTAACGCACGCCGCCGGCTATCAGGCGCACGATGCGAATCGCCAATGGTCCGCGGTGCGGACGAGACTCGACCATCTCTAGGCCACGACTAGCAGCCTCAAAGAAGTCAGCATCAAAGCCATTGAACTCGCGACGCGGGGCGCGAACCCACTTGGAGTTAGCCGGGTCCTTGCGACAGCGCGGGCAGATGCGATTGGAGTCGATATTGCCGACGATGCCGCCGCGGTTGCTACACACGGCGCAGCTTGAACGGGAACGCTTGGTGGGATTGGCGCGAAAGCAGTCGTTGGAGCAGAAGACGTACGGCGAACCGCGTTGGCATGTTCGACAGCGGTAAGGATGGCCTGTCATGGCTCTTCCGGCTCCTCCCCGAAGTCAACTGGCGTACCCGGCGGACAATCGACGATTACAGCCAGTGAGTACGCATGCGCTGGTACGATGCGCACCGGCCACGGCATTGGCACATCCTCGTCGATTTGCCTAAGCGAAAACTTCCAGGTGCCGCCCTTCGCATAGATCGCGGTTACCTCTAGTCCCTCGCCATCGCCGCCGATTGTGATCACGCGCTCGCGATCAAAGGCGCCTAATTCATCAGTGATATCACCCGTGATGACGACGACATCATCGCTGTGGCCGTAGATCTTGATCATGCCGATTCCCTTGTTCGCTCCCACGTCGCCTTAATCTTGCGCAATGCCTTAGCCTCGATCAACCGCGCCCATTCGCGCGTACGGTTGTGGTCATCGCCAATCTGCTGCAGCGTACTCGGCGGGTCCTGCACGAATCGCCGCTTGATAACCTCCCGCTCAACAGGAGCCAGCCGCTGCAGCATCCGCCGCACACGCGCCTTGCTCTTAGCCGCCCCGTCAGCCTCAATCACCGACTGCTCGGGGTTGTCGTCGGACTTCACGCCCATCAGCTTCGCCACGTCGGGATGCGCGTCCAAGCGAACATGCGCGCCGAATAGCAATGCCCGAATGCGGCTTACCGACTCCTCGGACACGCCGATGCGCTTTGCCACACGCTCGTTCGTGGCCTCTTGCCCAGCGCCTTCGATGGAGCGGATGACCTTGCGGATCTTGAAAAACACCTTCCGCGCGTCGCTGCCTTGCGGAATCCCGGAAGCGGCCATCATCTCGCGGTAAATATAAGCGCGTATCCAGAGCGCCGCATATGTCGTGAACGCGGCAATGGTTGGATCGTACCGGCGGGCGGCTTCGGCAAGCCCCAGGAAGCCCAGCGATACCTTCTCGTCGTACTCTAGTGAACTGCCGATTTGGCGCGAGATGTGGTAGACGAGCGCGCGGTTGTTGACGATCAAGCGGTGTTGCTCGTCGAGCGGGAGCGGCATGGTCATCTACGTGCTTTCCAGCGTCATCAACTCCACCTCCACGCGCGGCCTCTTGGCATCCTTGTCCAGCCGCGATCCGTCGAGCGATACCACCTGCTTGTCATTCACAATCACGCCAGCTGTCTCCAGGGCATCCGACACGGCCGCGAGATAGTTAAGCAGGTCTCCCGTT